GGTTCCGCACAGCGATTTTGCCCTAGCTACGAAAATGCTAAGAGTGAACGATGATGCAGCTTTTTTAGCACTTTGTTTTGCTCACGATTTTAGCAACAGTGCTTGCGGGAGATTTGGGAAGAATGTTTTAAGTTCGCTTGCGCTTTCAACGAACGGGCGCGACCCGTAAGGCAAAAAGGAAATCGTGTCAAGATTATAGCAATTTTACAGAGAAAGGTTTTGACACTCACTTGCAAGCAGTGCATTGGTTCGTCGTGCGCCCGCTGAGTTCTTTGTGGTGTTTTTCATTCTCGGCGGGCGCGCCTCTCTTTCCAATCCAATCAATTCAACAACTCTATGGAATATCTGGGCGTAAATGAAGCCAGCCGATTAACGGGCAAGTCTCCGACCACAATAAAGAAGCGGGCAACGAATCTGCCTTATACGATGGGCGGAGAGCGCAATACTACTATGCAATACGAGGCTCCTGCATTGTTGGAGGCTATCTATTGCGGCGGAACTGGCAACGGAGATAGTTCGGCTGTCACAACCGAGCAGGCGCAAAAGGAACTGGCGATTGCACGGAAGCAGCAGATTGACCTTCAAAACGAAGTGCTCCGCAAAGAGCGCGTGCCGTTGGAAACACTGGAGCAGATTAACGAGGAAGCGTTCGCAAACGTCGCGGCGATGCTTAAAGCGCAGACAGGCAAGACGCTGACGGAGGAATTGATCAACGACATATACTCACAGTTTCGGGACATCGCGGCTAAGGTGAAAGAGAAGGCATGAACGACCTGATTTCAGCCGCATCCTACCGCCAGAGCATCGCGCTACAAATCGAGAAGAACTTTGCGCCGTGGAGCAAGATGGCCCCAGAGGAATGGGCTGAACAAATCTACCGTTTGCCGAATGGCGGGCGGTTCAAATGGGATTACGCGCCATACACAAAGGCAATGCACGCCAGCTTATTTGAGCGCAACGTAGTAGAGACATCGTATATGCTGTATTCACGCGGGCTGAAATCAACGGTTGTATTGCTTGCGCTTGGATACATCATTGACCAGCAGCCGAGGCGCATACTTTCGCTTTGGCCGACGAACGACAACGGAGAAAAGTGGAGCAAGGATTGCCTTGTGGGTGAATTATTCGACACCACGCCTTGCCTTCACTACCTTGGAAGCGGGGCTAAAAAGCGAAGCGGCGACCTGACCATGATGCACAAGAAATATCATGGCGGGCTGATTGATATTTTCGGGGCAAACGCGCCGGGCGACATGAGGCGCGCAAAAGGTTCGTTTCTATACGCCGATGAAATTGACACCGTTGGAGAAATTGCCACAGACGAAGGCGATCAGTTTGCTATATTCTCAAAGCGCGGCGACGAATATCCCGACACCATCCGCGTGTATGCCAGTTATCCCGGCCTTTGCGTTCTGGATTCCAACGGAAAGCCCGCGAAAGGTCACTCGCGCATTGACTCCAAGATGCGCCAAAGCGACGGCAATCAATGGTTCTCTACGTGCGTTCTTTGCGGCGGCGAGCCGTTCGTGATGCACCGCTCAATGCTTCGTTACGAAGAGGACAAGACAGAGTTTGCACGGCTGGAATGCCCGCGCTGCAAAGGATTATTGGACGACTCGCAACGCTACGCGATGGCGCACAAGCAGGGATTCAACAACTGGAAACCTCAACGCGAGTTTCGCGGGCGGCGCGGATTTCACGCGAACGCAATGCTTTGGCCGCATCCAACCGACCCCGTGAAATGTCCCGGCGGCGCGTTGCAAATGATAGCCGATCAAGAAATGGCAGCAAAACGAAGCGACAACCCGCAACGCTCATTGCGAGTCGTTGTCAACACCGTGGACGCGGAACCGTTCAACCCCGACACGAAAGACGAAACTCCGCCAGATTGGACGGCTATCTACAATCGGCGCGAGGACTACGCCACGCCAAGAACCAAAGAAAAGCCAGACGGCGTAATCCTAATGCCAGAGGGCGCGCTTGTCCTTGTGGCAGGCGTGGACGTGCAGCCGGATCGCTTGGAGGTTCACAAAGGCTGCTACGGGCGCAAACAGGAGTATTGGGCGGTTGAGCACGTTGTCATTCCCGGCGACATCAAGCGCAGCGAGACATGGGAAGCGTTAGAGCAGGAGCTTTTGCGAACCTACGACTCGGCAATCGCGCCAAACGCCAAGCTCGCGCTTTCATTCGCCCTAGTGGACGCAGGGCACGGCGCAGATCACTTACTGTGGTGGCTTGCCGCGCTGCAAAAGAAAGGCTCGCCGCTATGCGGGCGCGTGCGTGCGTGTCGTGGTAGCTCGCAATATCCGCACCCCGTAGTTGACAACCGCTATTCAAAGATTGTCAAACAGCTTCACGGGCATTGGGTGGGCGGCGATGAGGCAAAGTCTCTGATTTACACACGCCTTCGCATGGAGGAAAAAGAGGAAGGCTATCGGCACTACGGCATGAATCACGACGAAAAGTTTTTCCAGCAGTTGACCGTTGAAAAGGCTACGGTGGAGTTTAAGAAAGGCGAAGAGCACAGGCGATTCCGAAACGAAGAACACGCCCGCAACGAAGCCCTCGATTGCAGCGTCTATGAAATGGCAGCGTTTCGCCTTCGGCAATGGAACTTCGACGCGCTAGAGGCGAAGATGCGCGAAGAACTAGAGCCTAGACCATCGGAGCCAGCGCAGATAAAGCAAGCGCCAAGAGTTTCGTTTATCCCACAGACAGCGGGCGCTTGGATTTAAACGCGGCGATGCTCAAAGCATGAATGTCCGCTGTATTGCGTCGGCCATGCCTTCGATGGCGCGTTATGCTTTAGGCAATGTCCATCAAATCTAGTTAGACTGGCTACTTTAGTCATCGGCCCTCGCTTGAAATGGCGGCAATCGTTACAGTCGGCATCTATGGTTTGCATGGCGATCACATCGGCATCATCTAGCTTCGCGTCGAATTTATCAGCATCAATCAACTCTTGTTTCGTCATTCTCTCCTTTTGAGTAACGGTTAATGTGCTCCAATATCTTTTCATTGTGGGATTGGTTTTGCTGAAAATAAGACACCCCATCGGCGCAGCGCAAGTGAAAACGGTTAATTTATCCTTTACAGTAATCACAAACCAACCTATGCGCTAATTCCATGACGAAAGAAACACCCGTGAAAACCGAGGCCGTCAATCTTTGTCGCCGCTTCCCAACGCTTCCGGCGCGCACGCTTGCTAGGATGCTACACCGAGACCATCCGCAACTTTACACCACGATAGAGAGCGCAAGGACGACCGTTCGCGGGATAATGGGATTGGCGGGGCCAAGCAATGCGCGCAAAGCCGTCGCTGACATTGTTCGCCCCAAGCGCAACGCCGGAGAATGGGAGGGCGTGCCCGTTGGCTCGCGTGAAATTGACTGGCGCACGTTCGACGTTGACGGCAAATCGAAGTGCCTTGTTCTTTCCGATATTCACATCCCGTTCCATGATGAGAAAAGCCTCATTCTATCGCTCAAACAAGGCAAGCGCGACAAGTGCGATGTGATACTTGTGAACGGCGACTTGATGGATTGCTACAAGCTCAGCCGATGGGAAGTTGACCCGCGCAAGTTTCCGTTCCACCGCGAAGTTTCGGACACCATCGCTTTCTTAGAGACTTTGCGCGAAAACTTTCCTAAGGCGCGCATCATATGGAAGCTCGGCAACCACGAGGAACGATTTATGAACGTGATGAAAAAGGATCACGCCGTCTTTCTCGACATTCCAGACTTCGACCTTGGCAAGCTGGTTCACGCGGACAAGCTCGGCATTGAAATCGTGGACGATATGCGGCCCGTGAAGCTCGGAAAGTTGAGCGTTCTCCACGGTCACGAATACCGATTCAGCATCAGCAATCCCGTCAATCCGGCGCGTGGGCTTTTTATGCGGGCGAAAGTTTCTGTGATGTGCTCGCACTTCCATCAAACCAGCCAGCACAGCGAAAGCGACCTAGACGGCAAGGTAGTCAGCGCGTGGAGCCTTGGGTGCCTCTGTGACCTTCACCCGCGCTATATGCCACTGAACAAGTGGAACATTGGATTTGCCAAAGTGGATTTAGACAACGAAGGACGCTTTGAGGTAAGCAATTACCGCATCGTGGACGGGAGGATATACGCATGACCAAAGATGAACTATGGACGGCGTTCGTGAAAAAGAATCCCGCATTGCTTGCGGCGAATGTCACGTTTTCCGCCGCAGGGGTTCGCAAGTTCTTTGACCGCACTTTTGAAATTGCGCTGGATGAAGGCGAGTATGACACTATTAAAGGAGAAGCGAGTCGCACGCCCAATCCAATAGACTCCATGCCGGATTTCCTCAAACAATTCCTAAGGCAAAAGCCATGAACGAACCGGGACTACCAGAAGCAATTACAGCGGGTTCAATCGTTCTCGCCGTGTTCGTCGTCGGCAATATGATTTTCCGCATCGGCAAAAGCGGACGCAAGCGAAACAAAAGGCGCAAGCCGCTTCCATGACTCGCCATGAACGAAGCCGCAGAACAAGCACTAAGGAAAGCCGCAGACATCCTAGGCGAGCACTTCCTTGAGTTCGTCATTGTCTGCGCGCAAAAGCAATCCCGCGACCCGATACTAGAGCACAGCGGCAGTATCTTCGCAGCACAAGGCCTAGCGGAAGCGGCGGCATACAAGCTCGACGTGCAAAACATTCCAGACACAGAAGATGACGAGGACAGCGACAACGAAGGCTGGAAAAAAGACGACGGCGACGACTTCACAGGCGGCGACCCGAAAGTGAAAGCGTAAATCACAATGAATCAACGATCAGAAAAAGAGATTGATAGGATGCGCGAATTATTTGCATCCATCGGCGTAGGCTTAGAGCCGTGCAATAGCGTGCGATCAGCCGCAATGACAGCCGAAGGAGATTCGGCTAGAAAAACATTCAAAACATCCGACGCTTGCGGAAAGCTAATTTACCCATCTGAGTCGGAAGCGATAAGAGCAATAAAGTCACGTAAAAAGCGCGGAGCGGGCGCACTTAGGTGCTATAAATGCGAGGGATGCAGGGGCTATCATATATCCAGCTATTTTGCAAAGCGGTGAACTTTAGCAATGGCCTGACTTAATTCAAATCACAAACACGCCCGCCGATTCCCGCTCCTGCTCGAGCCTCGCAAGAAAAGCATCAGCGCGATGTTGCGCCTCCGCTTCATCCGCAAGCTGGTCAAGCTCAGCATCGGTCAACGTGTCTGTCATAACATCGAATGGAATATCCATTTGCGTTGATAATTAACGCGAAGATTGTTATTGTCAATCCGATAATGTAATTGACTTGCGTTAGTGTTTCGTGCATAGGAACGCGGAAATGGCCGTTCAAACCTTAATGCAGATGCCCGACGTTATTGAGTGCGGCGATACGCTCCGCGTCCAGCTTGGTTTCGGCAACTATCCGCCCGGATCGTATTCCGCCGCACTTAAGTTCAACATCGCAGGCACAGCGCCAACCAGCGTTGCTGGCACGGCGGCAACTAGCACGGATTTCCTTTTCGTTCTTTCCGCCGCAACTAGCGCGGCAATGGCGGCGGGAAGCTACGACTACGCGATCCGCGTCACGGAGACATCCAGCGGGGAAACAGCGACAGCGCAGACGGGCACAATCACGTTTCTTCCGAACCTTGGTGCAACGCTGACAAAATCCACGGTTGAACAGCAATACGACGCTGCAAACACCGCGCTTCTCTCATTGCTGGCAAACAAAAACAGCAGCGTTTCGTTTAACGGACAATCTTTCACGAAGGAAAATCAAATGTCGCTTGTCGGCATTATCTCGCGCCTCAAAGCAAGGCTAGACGCCGAACGCGCAGAGCAAGCCGGACTGCGCGGACAAGGCAAAACGCGCTCAATAGCTCCATACTTCCAATAATATGCCAGCCAAAACGAAAACTCGACAAGTCAAAGTGACGGCAGCGCAGGAAAAGCCGCTTGTGCGCGACTATACCGCACTCATGGCGCAGCTTAAAAAACTTTCGCCGGATTGGAGCGTGAACAATATCTCAATGGAGTCGGATATTTTGGCGAATCAGTTGGATTTGCTGAATTACTCCCGCGACTTGTGGAAAACCAACCCATATTTGCAAGCCTACGGCGACGAAATGGCGGTAAATGTCCACGGGCCGCAAGGCATCCGCCTTCGCATGAAGATTCAAGAGGAGTCGGATCGCGTAGTTCACGCCACCGAGGAAAAGGAAAAGATTCGCGGTCATTGGCAGCGTCGGGATCGCGTGAACAAGCATCTTGTCAAGAAAGGCGAGCGCCCGATTTTCGTGAAGCCATACGAAGAGAAGCGCGACAAGGCGACAATCAAAGCAGGAGCGCCCGACATCTT